CACCCTCCGCTATTCCTGCGTCAATTGGGAAACGGGGCAGGCGACAATTATCGTTGCCAAGCAAACCAAAGCCGCCGAAGCGCGGGCAACCCGCAAAGGTATCGAGATTGTGCGCCAGCAACGTAAGGATGCCGCCCGGATGGCCGCTGATCATATCGCCTACATGAAGTGGGATAGCATCGGTTGTGACGAACTGGCCGCCGACATGAACGGCGAAGAACAGGCCATAGTATTCGAGCTGGTGGCAAAGGCTGACGTCAAACACGACACCAAGCAGTTACCGCCAGGCATCATCAAGCGGCTGCGTGACCGTCAGGATCGGAATCTGGTAGAGGACGACCTGGTATTTTCCCGCTCTCAAATCGAAAGTAACCGTTGCCAATGTCTGGAAGGTAGCGTTACTCGCCAGACTATCTGGCGCAAGCTGCATGATGTTATGCAGTGGTTCACCCGTTTCATTAACGCCAAGCTGCGCCTTAGCGCATACTCCAGTCGCAAAATAGCCGCGTTTAACCTCATGTCAGCAGGCGGTGAGCAAGGCTTGCTGGTGGCTTCTGAAATGCTGGGGCATAGCAACCCGGCTATTACCCGCACCTATTTACAGCTCGGTAGTAAAGCATCCGCGATCCAGTCACGTCTGGCTATGGAGGTCACAGCATGAACCTTTACAACGATTTTGTGCGCACCGATTTCCCTGATACCGATAAATCTGATCTCCAGATGCTGTCTTCCCGTGCTGAGTGCGCCGCCGATAGCATCCTGAATGGGATCGCCGCTGTAGGTAAGATGATGTTCTACGCTGGTGGTGCTGAGAACGGTGAATATGAGCCGTCAGCAACAGATTTCCGAGATATTGGTGGGATGCTGATGGAATTAATGCCGCTGGCGCGAGCGTTATCTGATACCGCAGCCAATGCGGAATATCAGTGTCGTCAGATGACGAAAGGTAAATAACCATGGAAAAGAAATTAACTGGCTCTCTTGCCAGTGGCTTCGCTCGCCCTGTGATTCGTAAAGGCGATAAATGGAAGGATAAGCGGGGTTGTCTGGTGACGGTGGAAAGCTACCGATTCAACAGAGTGACATTTTATCGTGATGGCTACTCATCGCCGTGTATGCAGTCGGATTTGCGTTTTTTAACAGAGTTTCAATCAGTGGATGAGGTTAAGCCGTGAAAGATAATTTTATAAACGATGTGCGCATCAAGGCGACCGGCCACTGGCAGCCAATTTTTGAACGGCTCGGTATTCCAACCAATCGCAGCGAGGGACCATGCCCGGCTTGCGGTGGCAATACCCGTTACCGCTTTGACGACAAGGACGGGCGAGGTACTTACTTTTGCTCACATTGTGGCGCAGGTACGGGGCTGGATCTGGTGATGAAGGTCAGGCAGTGCGGTGCGCGTGAGGCAGCTGTGATGGTGGCGGAAGTGATGGCGCTGCCGCTGCCGGAACAGCAGCCAGCCAGAGAGAAGCCTCAAACCGATATCGTGGCTAAGGTTGCTGCGCTGGCTGCCAAGGCTGTATCAGGTCAATCGGAATACCTCACATCAAAGGGGCTACAGCGCCCCTTCCCGCTGCTGTCTGATGGCTCGATGTTGATCACATTGACGAACGTAGCCGGGGCGATTACCGGGGCGCAGGTCATTAAACCTGATGGTAGTAAGCGGCTGGTGGCTGGCACGGTAAAAAAAGGATCTTTCTTTGCCCTGGGTAACGTTGATACGCCGAATGTAGTGCTGATCGGGGAAGGGCTGGCGACAGTCATATCCGGTCAGCATATGCGACCTGATGCGCTGGCGGTGGCCGCAATTGACGCCGGGAACCTCCCCGCTGTTGCTATGGCGATGCGTCAGCGCTACCCGAACGCGCAGATCATCATTGCCGCAGATAACGATCAGAGCGGCGAAAGTGACGGAATTGGAGGAGTGAAAGTTAACACTGGCAAGGAGGCCGCAGAGAAAGCAGCGAAAGCCGTTTCTGGCTGGGTTTCCATGCCACCAGTGGACTATAAAGCGGACTGGAACGACTACCACCAGCAATACGGCCTCGAAGCGGCCACAGCAGCATTTAACGACTCAATGTACCAACCGGAGGGTAAGAAAGTGGGCGCGACACTGACAGCTATCGACGGCGGCAAGAAAAAACCCGGTATCGACGACGATCTGAAACCGCGAGTAGAGAGCCGTGCGGATGGCATTCACTGGATCACCCCGAAAGTGGATAAAGACACAGGGGAAATTATCAATACCGAGGCGTGGCTATGCTCTCCGCTGGAGATTGCTGGTGCGGGGAGTGATAACGCCAGACAGCGCTTTCTGATCCTGCGTTGGGACGTCCCCGGCAACCGGGGGCAAGTTACCCGGGCGCTTCCATGGGAGGACATTGGCGACCGTGAGGGATGGCGCACGCTGAAAAACGGCGGTGTCAGTGTAACGACCAAACCATCGTTGCGGGCGATTCTGGCCGACTGGCTACAGCGAACCGGTAGCGGCAAGGAATGGCAGATCAGCCACACCACAGGCTGGCACAGCGGGGCGTACATCATGCCGGATGGTGATGTTATTGGTGAGCCAGAGATACCGCTGTTATTCAGTGGTCGGAGTGCTGCGGCTGGTGGCTATACCGTCAGTGGAACGCCGGAAAGCTGGCGTGATTCGGTGGCGCGCCTTGCGCTGGGCAACCCGTCAATGATGCTGGGCGTTGCTGCTGCGCTGTCTGCGCCGCTGATCGGGCTTGTTGGTGCTGACGGTTTCGGCGTTCACCTTTTCGAACAGTCCAGTGCTGGTAAGACGACGACCGCCAATATAGCCAGCAGCCTTTACGGTGAACCTGATGCCCTGCGCCTCACCTGGTACGGTACTGCTTTGGGTATCGCCAACGAAGCGGAAGCGCATAACGATAGCCTGTTACCCCTGGACGAAGTGGGGCAGGGTAGCAGCGCGAAAGACGTTGCTACGTCTGCTTACACGCTGTTTAACGGTGCCGGAAAGCTACAGGGGGCGAAGGAGGGAGGCAACCGCGAGTTAAAGCGCTGGCGTACCGTGGCGATCAGTACCGGGGAAATGGACATTGAGACGTTTCTTTCTGCTGGTGGGCTGAAAGTTAAGGCCGGGCAACTGGTGCGACTGCTTAATTTACCGATGGAGAAATCCGTATCGCACCATGAGTACCAGAACGGCAAGCAGCACGCTGACGCACTCAAAGAGGCATACCAGACGAACCACGGAGCCGCAGGCCGTGAATGGATTAAATGGCTTGCAGGCCACCAGCAGGAGGCGAAACAAGCTGTCAAAGCGGCGCAGGAGCGCTGGCGTAGTCTTATCCCTGCTGATTATGGCGAACAGGTTCATCGTGTAGGCGAGCGGTTCGCTATTCTGGAGGCGGCGTTGGTGCTCGGGATGCCTGTCACTGGCTGGGGGGAGCAGGAAAGCCGGGACGCCATCCAGCATGGCTTTAACGCCTGGGTAAAAGAGTTCGGCACGGGGAACCGTGAGCATAAGCAGATCATTGAGCAGGCGGAGGCGTTTCTTAATGCCTACGGCCTGAGCCGTTTCGCGCCATTCCCGTATAGCCCGGCTGACATGCCTATCCGGGATTTAGCCGGATACCGTCAGAAAGGCGAGCATGACGAAAGCCCCGTAGTGTTCTACACCTTTCCGGCTGCGTTCGAAAAGGAGATAGCGCAGGGCTTTAATGCTAAACAGTTTGCCCGTGTGCTTGCCGGAGCTGGGGTGCTGAAACCGCCAGCCAGCGGAAGGGGGTATCAGCGTAAATCCCCACGAATTGATGGACGCCAGATAAACGTTTATGTGCTCCAGCTACGACCCGACGAGATAGAGGGCGAAGAATAAAGCACACACACGAGATTGTTTTTTGTTGGTTCAGTTGGTTCAGTAACTACATAATTAAGATAACTGTATGTATTTAATATACTTATATGTTCATAAGTGAACCAACACTGAACCAACAAACGCCCATTTTGAACCAACAAATACCGCTATTGAACCAACACCCTTTTCTGGCTGGCCTGTAAATCTTTCCCACTGAACCAACACGAAAATAGCGATTGTTGGTTCAAAACATGGCTTTGTTGGTTCACTCATCAATAAATAAACCTTATAAAACAACAATCTTTACAAATTGAACCAACTGAACCGACTGAACCAACATGTTTTTGTTTATCTATAGCGTTTTCTCTAAAACGAAAACATCGAAAGCAGGTTAGGCCAGCATCAGCATCGGCGGACTTTTCCGCCGATCACCAGGGGGGGGAACGTGTCAGATCTCTGACCGCATCACCGGATACACCGATGTGTTTTTGCTGAATAAATCCACAAAAAGTTATCACACCCCACGCATTGATAATCAATGCCTCCTAACCCCTGCCACTGCTGGGGTATGGCTGTATACCCCTCAATGTATTTTTGCCCGGTTTTGTATACATGATGGGCTTGGCAAGCGCATGGCTTGAGGGATTGAAGGGTATACCGGGCGTGGAATCGATTTTTTAAGTAACCGATGAGGGAAAGAGACACGTTGCTGACCAGAAAAGAAAAAGCCCACGCTTGGAGAGGCGCGGGCTTTTGTTAACCATGCTGTGCAATCACACAATAGTGACTCATATCCATAGTAACAGGTTGATTTATTATTTCAATATTCGCAACGATATTTACTAACATTGCAATTTGTGCAATGATCAGAATTCGAGCAATTACTAAGGTTCTGAACCATGCAAGAAATCTCAAACATCTCTATATCTGGTGAAAGCGGGGTGGTCACGTTCGCGGATGGAAGCGAAGCCGTATTTGCCTGTAACGCACAGGTAGCGGCTATCATTGCAAATCTTGCAACAACGCTTAAACAGGAACGCGCTACACGCATTGCAACCGGCGACCGTTTGCGTCGTATGTACACCCGCGATAGTGACATGATTACCCGAAGTGGTAGCGGCGCTTCTCCAACGTCTACAGCACCAACGGCCATGAATGCCGAGTTCATGCGGCTGGTACGCGCCGTAGCGCCAAAGTACGATTCAGCGCTGCCCGACGCCGACCCGCGCATTGTCGCGCTCGATGTGCTGCGCTATGCCCCTGTTGAGGCGTTCAGCGCCGTACACCCGACCCCGCTGTCAGAAATCCCGCTGGATCAGGCTATCGACGTGCTGGAGCAGGTGGGCGACTACATGAAGGCCAATAACGTAACGCCGAAGACTCTCACCACTGGCGACTCTCTCCGCCAGATCAACACCGATAATGCCAGCTTCTGGCACCGCACAAGGTAAGGAGTGATCAGCATGGCTACATACAACCCAAAATTAGCAGCAGGCAACCCACAGAGTACACGCCGTCCGATGCTGACCCGGCAAGACCTTGAGGCGGCAAAGGCTCGCAATAACTTCGATCGCGAGTGTCGCAACAATGCAAACCTCAACGAAGCAAACGCACGGTTCTGGAGTGAACAGGATGAAAAAGCCAAACGTTAAGCCGGTATTACTCTCTGGCGACCAGTTCGCCGCAATCTGCAAGATCCAGGAGCGCGAACGTCAGCGCTCCGATATTGGCGTAGCGCCGTCTGTCCATCAAATTGCCCGTGGGCTGGTGGCGAAAGCGCTGGCATCAATTCAGGAATAACGACTATGTCATATAACTGGATGCGCCATTTCGAGCTACAGCTCATCGATGAGAATGGCAAAGGAATTAGCCTTAGTGATTTCAAAGTTACCTTTGATATAGAGCGTAACGATAACAAATGGCCAGCTGTCGCGACGGTCAAGATCTACAACCTTTCACCGACCACTCAGAACCGTATTATGCAGCGTGAGTTTGCCAAGATTGTTCTGATAGCGGGATATGATGGCCTGGCTAAGGATGTTCAGGAGAGTGAAGTTGGTGTCGTCCGGGAGATTTCACCTGACCAGGTAGGTCAAACCAATGGGCAAAACTATGGGATGATCTTTAGCGGTGATATCCGTTTTACAGTGACCGGTAAGGATAATCTCGTCGATTCCTGGATTCTCGTGCAGGCCTGTGATTCAGAAGAAGCGTTTGTCAGCGCGTTCGTCAGTACGACCATTCAGAAAGGCTACACCACTGAAGACGTCTATAACCTTCTCATGACGAGCTTGGAACCCTATGGTATCGGGCGCGGTATCACTCCGGTTTTTCCATCAACGGTATTTCCTCGCGGGCGAGCTTTCTTTGGTTACGTGCATAACTATCTTGATGAGGTAGCTGCGCAGTGTAAGGCTACCTGGCAGTTTAGTTACGGCAAGGTCGACATGATTGCCAGAGATACAGCGGCACATCAGGCCGTAGTATTAAACTCAAATACTGGGCTGGTGGGCATGCCTCAGCAAACTATCGGAGCTGGGGTTAATGTACGCTGTTTAATCAATTCAAGTATTCAACTGAATGGGCTTATTCAGTTGGATCAGGCGTCGGTGTACCGCAATCCATTGTCGAATCAGGATATATTTAGTGGGCGATTTGTCGAAAAAGATATTGATGGAAACCTTGTACCAATAACGAAGATCAAGGATGCCAATGGAAACCTGATTGATGCGCCACCAACCTCTCAACCTGCCAGCATTGCAACTGACGGTGTTTATAAGGTTCGGTATATAAATTATACCGGCGATACCAGAGGGCAGGCATGGTATATGGATCTGGCTTGTGAAGCTCGGGGCGCTACTGATATTTATTCTGGCGAAACACTAAATAAGTGGTAACTGCATGAAAAAAACATTCATTTTCTTATCCGTGATACTTTCCACTAATGCTTTAGCAAATACTGGAACAGTAATTTCACAATGTGGAAACTTCAATCTTGTTGCCAAAGTCGGCGAAATGACAAGAGTTAACGGGGAAATGGTTACATCTCAAAAAATTACTGAACTCGGTGATGATGGACTCAAAGTTGAGATGACATTGATGCCTGCGCGTGATGGGAATATGTACGGCTTTGAATACATTCACCCGAACGGAAGCAATAAACGCTGGCTTAATGTTGAGTTGATTCGCGGCAATATGGACGAGCCTCGCATTATTGGCTCGTTTGACTGTAAACGTATATCAGGTTGATGGGGTAGCTATGCCATTTATTCGACCTGCCAATGAGCAAGATACGGTTAACCAAATACAGAGCAATAGCAATGCTGCGGTAAAGAATGCCTTACCAGGCATTATCCGTTCATTTGACCCGGAAACAGTGACCTGTGACGTCGACGTAGCAATAATTGCCAGAATGACGAAACCCGGCACCGTCGAGGAAGACTATCAGTATGAATCAGTTAGGTATCCTATTCTGGTTGATTTGCCAGTTGTGTTCCCTCGTGGCGGTGGCGTGACCCTGACCTTCCCTATCAAAGAAGGTGATGAGTGCCTTATCGTATTCTCTTCGCGTTCGATTGATTTCTGGTGGCAAAACGGCGGTGTGCAGGAGCGAGCTGACGGGCGTGTTTTAGATCTGTCGGATGCGTTCGTGATTCCTGGCCCGCAGTCGCAGGTGAAGAAAATCAGCGGTATCAGTACCAGCGCCGCGCAGCTGCGAACCGATGATGGCGCGGCATTTGTAGAAGTGGCCGCTGGTGGAGCCATTACGATTACCAGCTCTCAAATCACCCTTAACGGGCCCGTGCAGGTAAACGGAACGATCACTTCCACTGGCGACCAAACGGCCAACGGTATCAGCCAGATTAACCATACCCACGGCGGTGTACAATCAGGCGGCAGCAACACAGGAAAACCACAATGAGCAATATTGAAAAACTGAAACCAGAAGAAAGCGGAGCCAGCCAGAATGGTAAGGTTCGTACCTGGCTGGATGATATCAACGGGCAGCCGGAACCAGATGGTATTGGCAGCTTCGGTGAGAGTGCGATCAGCGAAGAATCTCGCACAGCGGAAACCATGCGAAATAACGTAGGGTGACGGTCAGATGGCGTGATATGTAACTTTAAGTAGCGGCGCGGGAGGTCAGAACTCAGTGCGCTACTTTGATTTCCTTTGTCAAAAGGTGAGCGATGGCAGCATTACCAACTATGGCTAAGGTGATGATTATTCAATCTTTAGCCTGCTATGAACCTCCATCAAGAATTGTCGAACTTGTAAAACAAGATTTTGGTATCGTTGTTACCCGGCAGCAGATATCGGCCTACAACCCTGAAAATTCGATGGCTAAAAATCTTAGCAAAAAGTGGGTCGAGCTCTTTAACCACACTCGCGCCCGGTTCCAGAGTGAAATATCCGATATCCCGATCGCTAACAAAGCGTACCGGTTGCGAATGCTGGATCGTATGGCAAACCGAGCCGAGGCGATAAAAAACTACGCATTGACGGCGCAGCTGATCGAACAGGCCGCAAAAGAGTGCGGAGATGCTTACACCAATAAGCTGAAAGTCGAGACTACAGGTAAGGACGGCGGGCCGATCAGGGCGGAGACCACAAGCCTTACCGCAGAAGAAGCCGGAGAGGCTTATCGTCGGTTTATGGGCTAATAGTGTGCTCGGTGACATGTCACATATAACAATATTTGCGAGGTGGTTTTCATGCTGAAATCAGAAGTGATCGAGTCTGCTATAGTCGAGATGGCAACTCAGCAGGGGGTTACGCTAAATGCTGCTGACAAGCTTGAATTGCGGTGTAGAGTCGCCGGTACACTCGCAGCAAAAGAGCGCCATCGTCAACGCATGACCGCGCAAGAGTACCACTGGCGCAAACCATCACCACGGCGTTAGCTGTGTTTCTTGGTAAGCGCATACCCCAAAATTGAGACGAAAAACAATGTGGGGGTACTTTTGGGGGTATGTGAGAAAATCGAAAGCATAAAAATTCATTTAAATCATGGTGATTGATCGTTAGGTATTGTTCCTATTATCGCACCATTAAAATCAAATTGTTACGTAAGATCTTATCATTCTCCCACCAAAAAATTATCTTAATGTAACAGCTGGTGTAAGTAAATTCTATCAACGAAGATCAATCTTATCTACTGACCAAAAAGGCCTGATAGGGCTTCGCTCACTATACATCCTTGGCTGCAGGTTTAGTTGTACACCACTCCTAAATTTAATGTGTTGGCAATGTGTTCAATAAAGCTCGAACAAATTAGCTCATTATGATCGGTTAATACTTCAACTTCTGGTTGCATGATTGTTTGTCCGTAAAAAGATAACGCGCCTGCCGGGTAGTAGCAGGCGCATTACGCAATAGGTAAACAAGGGAGGAAGTTCAGAAATGTAAATCGGGAAGGTTGTACGCAATGTTCATCGTACTACGTTGTTACGGCTTTGCCGCAACAAGCCAGTTGCCTGCCGCGCTCGCAGAATGTCTGCAGCCCGGAGATAAGGAGATTGTTCCTGCCAGCTAAATCCCTTCCTGTCGATACGAACCAGCTCGTATTTTTCTACCAGAAAATTCACGGCATCGGCTAGGGTGATACCGGCATCGATGTGTTCCTTAATCACAGCCTCATTGCAGAATGGCGTGTCGTTTATTGTCAGACCATAGTGCTGTTCCAGCAGACGTGTCAGTAACATTTGCCAGACAGCCACGGGTGACAGGCAGGGCTTCACCGCCCGCTGAGTTGTTGCAGGTAAAGTTTTCATGTTTGCTCTCGTGTAGGTAATTAACGCTGAGTGGGGTAAATGGCGATGTATACGTAGCCGCAACTGCCAAGGGTGTCGGCTTCGCAGGTTAAATCGTTGTGGTACAGGGTAACGCAGTGGGCATGGTGGGGGCTGAGTTCACCGGTGGTCAGCATCGATTCCATCTGGCGGATAAAGTGCGGGAATGTTTCATCCAGCTTCCGGCATTCGATGTCACTGAACTTGCCGGTGATGCTGGCCCGGTCAGCCAGATAATGCAGTCGATTGCCTTCCTGCACCAGACGGGCTCCCAGGCGCAGTGTAATCTCCCGCTGCAGGCCCCTGGTAGGGTTGCTCATTACAGTTCTCCACTATTGTCAGTTCAGGGTGATGCTCATCAGGCAGGTATAGGGCCCATTGCGGTCCTGGCGGCGTTCGGCGTATACCGCGAGGACTCCGGCGATATCCGGAACGTCCCTGCCGGTGTAATGACAGACGCTACCGTGCCACTGGTATTTGCCGGTGCAGTAGCGAAAGATTCGGGACTCAGGATGCTGGCGGTATATCGTCATTGCCCTGCGTTTACTGATAATTTTCATGTAATACCTCAAAGCAGACCGTGTTCTGCGAACGAATAGATTTGCCTGCCACCGACAATCAGATGGTCAGGGACACGGATATCCACCAGCTGAAGCACCTGAACCAGTCGCTGCGTGAGGGTTTTGTCGGCCTGGCTAGGTGTCGTCTCGCCGGAAGGATGGTTATGCGCGAGTATCACCGCCGCCGCGTTGAAGTGCAGAGCACGTTTGACCACCTCCCGGGGATGCACCTCGGTGCGGTTAATCGTGCCGGTGAAGAGCGTTTCATGGGCAATCAACTGATTCTGGTTGTCCAGATACAACACCCGGAACTCTTCCCGCTCAAGCGCGGCCATATGCAGTCGCAGCCATTCACGTACGGCGTGGGTAGAGGTGAAGGCTACGCCGGGCTCATGCAGGTGGCGGTCCAGAGCCCTGAGCGCCCGCTGAATGAGACGCCGGTCCTGTGGCGTCATCTCGCCGGGTAAAAAGGAAAGCTGTTTCATCTGTTGCTCCTTCGGTCAGTCGATAATACGCAGAATGGCGTGAGCCTCTGGATGTTGCATGGCATACTCCCGCAGGCGGTAATAGTGTGCGGTCATCGCGTCACATTCTGTACGGCAGGCATGGTGGCTATACGCAATCAGGCAGACAGCAATACCTGCTGCTTCTGCACTCATTTGGGCATCGTTACCGTTCAGGCAGTTAAACAGACGCCATGTCTCATCGTTGTCAGGCTCGGGGGACATAAATGCGCCGCCATTGCTGAGGGTGTAGAACGACCAGATACCACCGCTGTAGCCCTCACAGAAGCGGTCCATCCAGGCGAAGATATGCGGCTCCAGGAGTAGCCACTGCGGGATAGCGCCAAAGTACTGTGGCCAGAAATCGATACGCTGTTCATCGGGGACCGGCGTGACGGTCAGTTCAAATTCGGGTTGGTTAGCGGGTGCGAGGTCGTGCTGCGTCTGTGTTGTCATGGGTATGTCTCCGTCAATAAAAACGCCAGCGGCGATGGCTGGCGTATGGGGATATAAAGTGTGTTCGGGGAGGTGAATGCGGGTAAATGCTTCGCGATCAGCGGGTGGCCGTGTCTGTACGGATGCCTGAGGTGCGGATATAGCGGTTAAGACCTTCACCGGCATCCGGCTCAAAGTTCCATGCCCGTCAGACCATCCGGCCTTCAGTATCACGAACCACCAGACGGAAGTGACTGCCCTGGTCGTCTTCGAGTGTGATATTGCTGTACGTGGTAGTGACCGCTTGCGCTTGTCTCCGGGTGAAAGGCCCCGGTGGCAGCAACACGGATTGGGTCATTTTCGGGCTCCTGATAAAAGAAAACCCCGGCAGCCTGCTAGCTGTCGGGGTGGATTTGCTGGGGAAGATACTACTATCAGTCGTTGCTGCAGTCTCCGAGAGTGGACAGAACTTTCTCAGTGTTCTTCCGGTCCGCAGTGAAGGTCCCTGCTTTGTGGTCATTGACGTAGACGTCGAACTGCCCGGCCTCAGAGATATTGCTGATGAAGTCAAACCAGGCGTTATCGCCGTTACGCCAGCCCAGGCTGGACGGAATAATGTACTGCTGGTGATCCATCACTACGGTGATAGTAGTGTCGTCATCGTGCGAACTGACCATCTTGTCATCGGCAAGGGTAAGAAAGACTGAATGCTGATAGAAACCATTCTGGTCCGGGTTCCCTGTGCAGTTGATGGTAAACGTCTTTCCGCTGGCTTCGGTCACGCTGTATTCCGTATTGCCCTGACCGTAACCCTGCTGCCAGAACCCCGGGATAGCAGAGGCATTAAAGCTCGCGAGCAGTACACCCGCCAGCATAAACCGACTTAGTGAAAGTATTGTCATTCTTGTCTCCTTTGTCGTTGTTTTATTCCTGATTGTCAGGGTTCGAGGGTATCAGTAGCTGCCCCATCAGTTTGCCGTCATGGGCGTACTCAAAGTATTTTTCTTTGGTATACGGGTCCGTCACCTCCTGGTATTCCAGTTTGATGTTATCGGCAATACACAGCGCATTCATCAGCGGCTGGATGGTTTTTTCCTGCATATCCACGAGGTAGTAGTAACTACCGCCCTCGCAGCCATCGGGCGACTCACGGGTACGTAAGACCTGCAGGGTGAGACCTGATGAAAAGCCAACCTGTGACCATTCTTCGCTGACATCATCCTGCCGACTGACCACATCGCTGAAGCGCGGAGGCGTGAGGTCCTTAAATTTACTGATAGCTTTGAGGTCATCACTGCTGTCATCGCAGGCGCTCAGAAACAGAGAGGTGGCAACCAGCGCCAGCAGAGGTAGTGTTTTACGTTTCATTATTTTTTCCCTGAAATCAGACGAACCACTTTGGCAAAGACATAAATTCCCACAAAAATACCCACTGGCACGCCGACGAACGGCGTCAGCGCGACACTGGCAGCACCGGCTGCGCCACCTCCCGTCAGTAGTGCGGCAACGGTTGCAAGTGTCAAGGCCGTGAGGCTGTCGGACACTCCGGTTTTGTTCAGAATGATGACGATGATAACAATGGCGATAATGGCAATAACGGGCACTGGGCTCCTCCCTGTTGCCGCGTTGATAACAACGCCTGCGCTATTCCGGTGGGCTGTCAGCCGGAACAAACGTAAGCAGTGAATGCTGGATAAAGCGAAAATGGGGTAAGGCCTGAATGAAGACCGGGTCTTCAACCAGGCGACACAGACTGTCATTGCGGCGAAAAGTCTCCTGCAAAGGCTGAATCAGATGGATTTCATCCAGGGAGAATACGGCGATATGTCCGTCGTGCTCTGCCACCAGATACCAGGCCTGCTGGTGGATAAGTAACCGGCAGGGAGCCAGCCGCTCACAGCGCTGCCCCTCGGCAATCAGAGTCACCCGCCTGCGCCCGGTAATGGCCTGAATCAGTCGCCAGAAAGACAATGCGCCTGATGGCGAAGGAACCGGACTGGCGGGTGCGATTACGCAGGGAGACTCATCGCACATCAGCAGTGCGTTTACCAGACGACGGTCAAAGCCAGGGAAAAGACCGGCCATCCCGCTGCGGTGGGCAAAGATAAGCACGTCGGGCACCATCTGCGTCTCACTGCCCGCAGTGCGTAAGCGGCAATATCCGGACTGATACTCCAGGTCCAGATACATCAGCCGCTCACGAAAATCACGCCGCAGCGTGCGCACCGACACACCAAACTCAGCGGCAAGCTTACGCACACTCAGCGTTTCCCCTGCCACCAGACGGCTGATTATCAGTGACAGCCTGACAGCCAGCCGGTCATGGCGGCGTTCTGCCTGTGTCATGAGACGTTCTCCGTGAAAGTTAACTGACTGAAAATGATGTGATTACTTTAAAGAGGGGGTCGGACAGGGTATGGACACCACAGAAACTATTTTTCATTTCTGCAAAAGCCAGAGGCAGCGGGGGTTACAGGCCTTCCCTCGGTGAGTGAGGACCGTCAGCACGGTGCGATGCGGACAGGTGGTGTCCGATATTAACAAAGCAGCAACATTAAACGGTCACTGCAGTTGCGTGAGCAGGGCTTCCGCCATCACCCACAGTGCCCGGTTAAGTTTCACGTCCCCGTCGATACCGCGAACGGCACGGGTATGTGACCGTCCTCCTTTGGCATTACGGCCACTGAGCCCGCCCTTAATCAGGTTCTCCTGAATACGCTGGTACGTGGTCCACAGGTCATTGCTCTCATCCTGCCAGCGGCGAGGGGAGAGGATCTGCGATTCAGTCACCGGCTGGTGGTCTTCACCAAAGCGGTATGTGAGGGCGGCTTTTGCCAGTGCCTGCTGTGCCGGGGGTGGCAACAGCAACGACTGCATGGCATCCCGTTTCTCCTCCACCCGGTCAAAAATCCCCAGCACCTCATACGCGCCTTCAATCACCTGACTCACCACGTCCCCCTTGTGTGGCACCCGCACCTCGCCAAACGACTCACCGCAGACGAGCCCGTTCTGACAAACCGCACGAAATAGTCCCGGCAGCATCTGGTACGAACTGCTGCCATCGTGAGAGTTGAGCAGGATTATTTCCGGCACCTGCTTACCGGTTATCTGTCCCTCACGCCGTAGACGCAGCATATGCTTGGTGTGTTCGCGACGCTCCGGATCACGCACACGGGTCTGACAGGCAAAGAATGGCTGGAAGCCTTCTCGCTGCAGGCTGTCCAGCAAGGAGATGGTGGGTATATAGGTGTAGCGTTCACTACGGGATTCATGTTTATCCTCGCTGAACACACTGGGCACCACGCGAAACAGCTCCTCGCGGGTTAACGGACGGTCACGACGAATAATGTTTGCAGCGCCAAAGCGCGAAGCCAGACGGGTCATAAGCAGACTCCTCATAACGGGAAAACAAATAAAGGGGATCCCCGTCGCATCGGCGACAGGGTCGGGGAAATAACAGGGATGGATTAAATACTCAGAAGAAGAAATCCCAGACGGCGCGGGCCACAGAGACCACGGTGGTGCGCACGGCCTGAATGACGGCCCGCACAGGGGCGGGTATCAGGGGAAAGGCACTGATGCTATCGAGTACGGCCCCGACGGTTTCACCAAAATCGCTACGAGCCTGTTCCCGGACTACCGTCGTGCGAAAGGAAGGATGGAGTTGCGACACCACCGGGCTGGTGGCCTCACGTGGCAGGCACTTAATCATCCGCTCGGCCATCACCTTAAGCCCCCATTGTAGACGGACCGACACAGCACACACCGGATGGACGGGCTGGAACAGCTCATGCAGCAGGCAGATTTTGCGGCTGATATTCTGCTTCTGCGCCGTGGACAACTGTCCCCCACCGCTGGTAGGTTCGGCCTTATCCGACTGGCTGATAACAAACAGCACCTTATGCCGGTATACCTCTCCAATCACCTGATGATAAAAATGTTCATCCACCGTCAGCGCCCGGTCATCGGCCTTAATCAGCCACAGTACCAGGTCGAGGCGAGGAAGCTGTTCGCGGTACAGCGCAGCATACTCGGTATCGCGAGCGCCACTTTCGCCCACGCCGGGCAGATCCATCAGCGTTATATAGCGGTCGCCAACCTGCAGGCGAAAGCGCAGTGGCTCACGTGTACAGGCCGCCACATCGCTGACCGGTGATACCTCACTGGCAAACAGGGCATTGCAGAGTGAGGATTTACCGGCACCGCTCTTACCCATAATGCCGATTACTGGCTCGTAATGGGTTAACTGATTTATCTGCTGCAATATACGTTCAGACACCCACTGTGGCAGGCCAGCAAGCGATTGCTGAAACGACTTCAAACCTTCAGAATTGTTCATTAGCTACTCCTCTGAAAAATTATACAAAAACGGCAGAATCGTGAGATTCTGCCGTTAATCGGGTATGTTCAGAAGAATGATATCTATCTGAAAATAATTTGAATTAAGGTAAGCGACGAGCCACGGTTGCCTGTGATCCCAGTCCCTGAGTCGTTAGGTTATTCTGATATCCCTCATCCCCAGACCAGAACAGTGGATAAGGGCAAATTGCCTGAGGGAGCTATAGGGCATTGGGCAGCAAGGTTTTATAGTTGGATGGCATCAATTTAACGGTATAGAAACATCAGCCCATACGATGACTGTCTACGTTTAAGACATAAATTCTTGCTGTTACATAAGTATTAATGCTGATTATCATCAATTTGATTATAATCATGGCACTTTATGGATTACCGTATTAAATATTCATTTTTTCCCTATAGTGATGATTCATGCTTGGTTCCCTTTCTAAGCGGCTTGAGGACTTGAGTTTGGTCCAGCGCGAGAGGTTGGCCTACATCGATTTTCGGCTCTATTTCTTCGGTGAGATCGGACGCCCTGATCTGATTGAGCGCTTCGGTGTGGCTCCGGCAGGGGCGACACGCGATTTGGCTTTGTACCGGGAAATTGCGCCGCATAACATCACCTTCGATGGTAGCAACAAGATTTATCGCATCGGGCAGGAGTTCTCACCGTTGTTCGAGCACGCATCGCTGCGCGTTCTGTCGGCGCTGTCTCTCGGTTTTGGCGATGGCGTGAACGGCTCAATGCAGGCGCTGCTACCATGCGAATCCCCCGCAGCCCTAAGCATTCCCAAGATGGATGTGTTAGCCACGATTTGCCGAGGCATCCACGCTAAGCGACCCGTCGCCATCCGCTACTACTCGATGAGCAGCGGCGAGTCCGAGCGGGTAATTGTGCCCTTTGCTTTGGTTGATACCGGCATGCGCTGGCACGTCCCTTTGATCGCAAGAGTAGAGAGTTTCGGGATTTCGTCGTCACCCGCATCGAAGCACCAACATTGCTCGACGAGGAGCCACAAGCCAACGAACGACAGGATAACGACATCCAGTGGACGCGCATCGTCGAGCTGGATTTCGTGCCGTACCCAAGCGTTGAGCGGCCCGATATTATCAAGATGGACTATCGTCGATGCCACGCTGATCCACGCGCCCAGTTCATCCAAGAACCAGGACGGCAAGCGCGACCCGAAAATGCACCAGACCAAGAAGGGGAACCAGTATTACTTTGGCATGAAGGCGCACATCGGCGTTGATGATGAATCGGGGCTGGTACACAGCGTGGTGGGCACGGCAGCCACCGTGGCGGATGTCACCCAGGTCGACAAGCTGCTGCACGGCGACGAGAACGTCGTCTGCGCCGATGCCGGCTACACCGGCGTCGAAAAGCGCTCCGAGCATGCCGACCGAGAAGTGATCTGGCAGGTCGCAGCACGCCGCAGCACCTACAAGATGCTCGATAAACGCAGCGCCCTGTACAAAGCCAAGCGCAAGATCGAGAAGGCCAAGGCGCAAGTGCGAGCGAAGGTAGAGCCCCCGTTTCGCGTGATCAAGCGGCAGTTCGGCTACACCAAGGTACGTTTCCGAGGGCTGGTGAGGAACACTGCACAACTGGTGACGCTGTTTGCCCTGTCGAACCTATGGATGGCCCGCCGACATTTGCTGGCAAGCGCAGGAGAGGTGCGCCTGTAATGCGGAAAATGGCCGTCGCAAGGTGCTCGCGACGGCTGAAAGCACCGAAATGAGCGGGTGATCCGATCGTTTTTGATCGGTTCACCGCTTTCAAAATCAGCAGTGGCTGAAGTCAGCCGGAAATACAGGGCTACTTCAGACCATCCCTAGCTAGGGCTCGTAGTTCGGCGCAAGGCTGAAGTCGCTTGGCTGCTTCGCTGTGCAGATCCATGACCCACTTTCCATCAAACTCCCGGTTGTAGTTCCACAAGCATCTCGCGAGTCTTGCCGGCCCGCTCCACTAACAAGACCACAACATCTCCAACGTTCTTGTCGTCTAGCCGGGCCTGTAATGTGGTGACGTCGTCGACGGCGATACCGTCGATGCTGATAACGCGATCGCCGGGCACGATGCCGCCTGCGGTGACCTCGACGCCGACGAGCCCGGCCCTGTGCGCCGCCGAGCCCGGCGTCACGCGCAATACGAATACGCCCTTACTGCCGGTCAGCGCCTGCAGACGCGCGTTGATCTGCTCATCCACCTCGATGCCCAGTGCCGGACGGATGTACTTGCCGGTCTTTATGAGTTGCGGCACCACGCGCATGACGGTATCGACCGGCACCGCAAAGCCTATGCCGGCCGAGGCGCCAGACGGACTGTAGATGGCGGTATTGATTCCGATCAGCCGCCCAGCCGAATCGAGCAGCGGGCCACCGGAATTGCCGGGGTTGATGGCGGCGTCGGTCTGGATCAGGTGATCGATGGCCGGGCCGCCCGCTTCTCCCGGCAACGAGCGGTCGAGCGCGGAGACGATACCAGTGGTGAGCGTCCAGTCCAGGCCGAAGGGGTTGCCGATAGCGAACACCTTCTGACCCACCT